GCCGACGGCGTATTGGTATTAGCCGCATTCAAATTCACGTATTTCACGAATGGCGCATTGCCGGATGCCGACCACAGCACACGTGCACCTTTCGCGTACGAAAATGCGGTGCCGCCGTTCTGTGCCGCCGTGATGAATTCCGGACAACCGGTTTGTTGAAGCGCTTGGATTGCTGTCGTAATTTGCAGCAATAGCCAATTCATCGTGCTGCGATCGATCGGCAACGCCGCCGGATCGGTCGCCAAGTCGCGCTGATAGTTGTAATTCCAACCTTCAGTAAATGACACAGTGCCGCCCGGTTGCAGCGGATCGGGAATTGCCGTTACGTCACCGCCAAATGCGAACGGAATATCAAAGTAGTGTTGGTTCATTAGTTCTCAGCCCAAAAAGTGCCATTGTTAAAGTTTTGGTTGAACGGACCAAAACCAAACGCCGGACGAGTGGAAATGATGAATCGCACACCGACAGCAGCCGGGCGCGGCAAAACGTCAAAATTTTCCAACACGAATTGTAACGCGCTATTCGGTTGGAATCCGAAGACATATGTTATATATCGCATGTTATTGCTATCGAGCACATACACGCTGCCGTATGGCTTGAGGATAGCGTTCAATCGCTCATTGATTTCAGGCACCGTACAACGGCTAATCAACTTGTAATACTTCAATTTCAGCAGGATGCGTTTCTGATCGAGCGTCAGGCCAACGCCAGCTTGCGATACGCCGAAGTTGCCGTTGTTGAAATTGGTGCGACCGTTACTTACGGCATCATTCGCCTTAAGTTGCGGATTGAATATTGCGACCTTGCAGGTACTGCTTGTTGACGACACGATATTGAACGTCGTTTGTGCAGATGCAAGCGTCGTCGTAAGCGTGACGGTTGTCCATGTCGATGTGTTGAGTGCGGGCCAATTACCCAACGTAATGCCACCGACATCGCTTGCGAGCGTCCCTTGTGTCCCGCTGATCAACTTCGCCTTAAACGATAGCGTTACGCGACCGGCGGGAATGCCGGCAATAATCGGCACAAGTCCGACTTTTGCGCCGCCACCGTTGCCAGTAAAGTCAACGAGCACAGCTTTTGTGCCGGCGTTAGGGTCAGCTTGTCCAGCCGTGACGGTTACTGTACCTGTATGGGTCCAAGTACCGTTTGCATCAGCGCGATCGGTCAGCAATTGAGGGAAATCAAACCCAAACTGCGGACCCTGATTTGGCGCGACGATAAGACTAAGCGGCACACCTAGGATTTGCGCCCATACCGACAAGCCGAATTCGTTGGCAGTATCGAGATTGAACACATTGGTACACCAGTCATCCCAAAATTGCTGATGATTCTTTGCATACCAGTCCTGCTTTGCCTGCATCAAAGCTTGCAGTGTCGCAGCCTCATCGTTACGCCACAAAAGGTTTTGTAACAGATCGACGCTGAAATCGAAATCTTCAATTTGCGTACTCATTAGCTTGTCACCGTAATGATGAATGCCGTGTTATTGGTTTGTGCACGTTGGTTCTGCGCAATGACGACATCGGCCGGATTGAGTGAACCGGGTGCAGTGCCAATCGAGCAACCCATTACGATACAGCCGGGACAACGTGCAACAACGGCGGCCGCGATTTCAAATGGACTTACGTTTTGACCGATACCGACAGCTTGGAACCCATCAACTTCACCGACGAAATAATCGGCCACAGCTTGCGCCGCATCAGCTTGTAGATTGCCCGTATAAGTGCCTTGCTTAATCGTCATCGCGCCATAGATGAAGACGTAAATCGGTACATCGTATTTGACCGCGTATGTTTGCTTGCTCGTCGGCTCAACCACGTTGACGGTTTGCGCGCCATTCCAACCCGCACCATCCGTCTTGTTCTTAAGCAGTGACATGCCGATTTGCTGCGGCGTTGCGGTGCCGTCAACACACGCCCAAATGCTATGCGGTCCAAGCGTAATACCGTTGATTACTGCTGCCGTATCTCCGACATTTTCCAAATAGGCAACAGACGTTACCAGCAAATTGTTGTTTTCGTCGCGCAGATTGTACAAACCAGAGATTTGGGCTTGCGGCGTGCTGATGCCTTGCAGTGCAAGCGTATTGTTTCGAAGTGCGCGCAACGATGCATCTGATTGCTGATTAGTGCCGACCGTCGTAACTGATGGCGACGAGCCGGCCGGATACGTTGCGCCGGTCTGATCGTTGCTAACAGTTTCCCATCCGAGAATGCTGTCCACTGGCCAATTCAATGCAAGATTTGCAACAGCAGTCGGACCGGCAACTTGTGCAATGAACGTACCAAATGCAACACCGCCGCCTGATCCATTATTTGCGAGCACAACACCAGTTTGCAGCGTGAACACGGGGCCGTTTTGGCCGACCGATACGCGCGTTCCGGCCGGAATGTTGGTATTGATGAGGCCAGTCAACATCACGTTCGTTACCTGCGTCGGTGTTGCCGGCGCACGCGTCAATCCAAGCAATGCGCATAGGGCGTCAAGGAACGATCCACCAGCAAGATTAGGATTTATCTGATTCGCAACTTTCGCATTGGCCTTTACAACGTTTGAACGCGACGTCGTTTCTGCTGCGATCTGACGCCCCGTGTATGTTGCTGGATCGGTACTAACGCTAGTGCCGAATGCTTCGTTCCATTCAGATTGGATGTCGTTCTGAATTGTCGACACGTCCGGCGAAATTACGCCGGTTTCGGTCACATAGGTATAGACGTCGCTCATTTGAATGCAGTTCCTGTAATGGTTGCAGTTTGACCGAACACGGTTTGAATCACGGCGACGTAATCAAGTTCGTTGCCGTTCTTTTGTAACGTGAATGACTGAATTCCGGTAACGCCCGTCGTCCCTAAAATGATAGTCCGTGCTGCTGCTTCGAACTGTTTCGGGTTAAAAGTGTTGAACGCCGTTTCAAATGTCGGCATGCCTTGATTGGCGGCATATCGCATTTCTCCACGCTGCGCCTCAACGCGAGATTTGGCAAGCAACGCTACTGCTTCGGCATCGATAACGATTGCTTGATCGCCAGTCGTTGGATCGATGTACGTGTCGCGATTTGCGTTTTCCGCGAACAGAATCAGTTGATTTGTAGCAACCATGTTTAAACCACTCCACCAGAATCACCCGTACCAGTCTGCACGCCCTTATGACCGTGACCGAGAAAATCGCGACCGGCAATTGTTGTGCTATTCGGTAGTGTCACCGTACCGCTAACGTTCGTGCCCGTACCAGTCGTGTTGATGTTGTATGCACCCGTGTTGATCGTTACCGATGTTGCGGCATTGATTTCTACGGTCTGACCGTTCAATTGAAGATCAGGCGCGATCAGGCTGATTTTACCTTGCGACATTACGATGCGAGTGGAGCCGTCATAACTGCTGATGACGAGTGCGTCGGCGTCTAACGTGTAGGTGTAACGGTCGAACGCGTCGGGAATAAACCGACCGTGCTCGAACGAATGCAAGCGGCCATCAAACGGTGACGCCTGTTGAGCATTTTGAAGGAACAGCGAAATGTCACGATCGCTCGCTTCGATCCATCCAATATCGCCCGGCCCGAGCGGGAAATTCATGAAAAAGTTTCCGCCGCCGATCGCGAGTACCGGCACTGCTGCAATAGGCGCTCGACCTAAACGTTGACCGTTCGTGCCTATGATGCTTACGAGCGGTTTAACCGTTGCACGATTCGTCGCACGGTTGTAGCTGATGACTTCTGCCGGAAGCTGGCCGTCAACTTTTTGAAGGAACTTACGAAGAATAAAGGCGATCGCGGCGCCTAAATCGCCATCGATCGCCGGAGATTTCGACGGAATATTTCCGGTAGGTAGATCGCTCATTGTGGAAGACTCGCAGACCAAAACATTTGTGGATATTTCGTAGCTTCGATGACATCGTAAAAAGGCGTATCGCGCGTAGCGATTTCGAAGCCAGTCCGATAGATCGTGTAATCGCCACTTATTGACGGATTCTGCACACTGGTTAGCGACAATGTGCCACCAAGTTTTACACCTTGCGACAACAAGCATCGCACACGAATGCCGTACTCTGTCGGTTCAACCTGACCGATAAGACCCGTGTCAGCGGATAGCACGTGTGCAGAATTCTTCAGCGGCGTACCTTTGTTTTTGCATACTAGCGTATTGTCGTCAACGTACGCATCGATCGCGCCAAGCTGCTGCAATCGTTGCACCTGACCGCCAAGCGTGCCGGTATACGCATAGTTTGCGATGTTTCGATCGGTTGCTTCAAACTGCAAATTGATGCCTAATTTTTTGGCGATGTCCGACGCGACTTGCGATAGCGGCGCAGTCACGGCGTATGACTGTGAAACCAAATCGTTCTTGAAAAACTGCATCGTGCGCGATCTGATGTTCATGATGATGTCCGGCGGTTGCGATGGAACGGCCGTCACAATGTCACCTTCATATCGCAAGAATAATCCGGTGCTTACACGCCCTGCCCATACCTGCATTGACTTGCGTGCTTGGTTGTAATCAAACGGTGTAAGGTTCGTCGCAAGCGAATTACGCAGATCACGCGACAGATTGCCAATCTGCACATTACATTCGTTTTGCGTGACGTCTACAAATTTCGTTCCAGTTGCCATAATATACGGCGGGTTTTTCGGGTCGATTGACGAGTCGACGACGATTTCAACATCCCCAATTTTGAACACAAGTTTCACGATTCGATCATCGAAATTCATAATCAATTCGCCTGATTTTGCGCAAGGGTTACAGATGTAGCCGCAAGTGCAATTTGCGCACGGGCTTGTTTCATTTCGGCGGCGCTTGCATATAGCAAGATGTCGTCACCGCCAAAATTTTTGTAACTAGGGTTGCCACCACTTGCGGTTTGCCATAGGAAATTGCCGCCGTTACCTTCGAGATATCCGTACGGAATGACCATCTGACCGACTAAACATGGGCACGACGCGATAACGAGCGTGCCATTCATCGTGATATCGGCAAACATCATGTCTTGACCGTCAAACCAAATTCTAATGTCATACTGCTGACCGTCTCCGATGAATTGTGTGTTTTGTGCCGGAATGGCTTGCAACGTAATCGGCATCATTTGAAGATACCCCCGATAAAATTTGCGATCTGATACAGTGCCGACTCTTTAGGCTGCTGCGTTCCGGTATTAACGGTGCTTTGATCTTCCGGCGCCGGTGCCTGCTGTTCATTCAACTGTTGATATTGAACCGTCACCAATTGAATCTCACGCAGCTTCAGCGCAAGCGGAATCACATCGAACATTTCAGGCGATTCCTCAGATGGCATCGCCTGAATCAACATGTTGGAAAATACGTCAGTTTTCGTTTGTATAGCTATCGGTATAGCACCGTAAAAATAACCTTTAATTAGCTGATACACTGCTTGATACTCATCACCCTGCAATAATAGCGATAGTTCAATGTCAACCGGTTGAACGATCATGAAATCTTGAATGATCGATCCAGTCTCAATTGGATGTTCCATGATTTTTGCAACGCGCGATATGTTTGCCTTCATCGGACGCGCTGTATTGAAAATCTGTTCGAACGTATCATTGTCGTAAATACCCACAACGTCAACGCCGAACAATTGCAAAATACTATCTGCAATGTTTCTTACTTCACCAATAACGCCTTGAATGTTTCCGGCAGATCGAACAATGTCAATAAAGCTCATAATTACCCCGCAATGCCGTCATCATGCAGATCGATGGCGTTGTTGATGTGCTTACGCAATTGATCCTGTAACGTCTTAGCAATCGATTCACTATCTGTTGCCTGCGTGTGAACCGCAATCGGACCAGTCACGCTGACATTCGTACTGCGCGAAGACGAATTTACGTTTGATATTGCGCCCGGTTGTGCAAGGGGAGTCGTATTTGCAGATTCGATTTGCATACGCCCGGCGTTAATCGCTTGTGCTGTTGCAACTCGTTTCGCATCTTCGGCCGGAATGTTGCCATAGCGTTCATACGCATGCGCCGTTGCAAGTGCGGCTTCTTCAGCCGTACGCGCAGCACGAATTCTTGCGCCGGCCAATTGCTCTTTACCTTTCGTTACTTCGTAGTTGAAAAATGCCAACTGCTCATCAACCGTTGACCCCCTAATATCCTTGCCGGACCATCGTTTAAACTCCGCTCGACGGTTTGTATCCCATTGAAATAGCCCGTACATGCCGATGCTGTTTTCCGCATTCGGATTGCCGCGTGATTCGCGCATTGCATTACCGGCAATGCCAGCAGCTTGCTCAGGTGTCCATCCCATTGCAATCAATTTTGCAGCAATGTCACGACCTGTTGCACTAGATGTTCCGGCGCGCGCATCAGATGCGGCTTGTTTTTTTCGTTCTTCGGTAGATTTCTTGTCACCGAAGCTATCCCACGCTTCGACCAAACCCCTACCGAATTGGCCCATGCCTTGAAATATGCCAGCAAATGAACTTTTTAGATTTTGTCCAATCTTCCCGACTTTTTCATTTAGCGTTGCGAGCGCTGCAGTTGGCCCCTTGCTCCATACAGTTACGAAAAATTCGAGCATTGCCGCAAGGTAGTCCCAAACCGATTGCAGCATCGTTAAAACTGTGAATAGCTCGCTTCGGATGGTTTTGAACACACCGACCATTAAATCTTTAGCTGGCGGCCATTTTTCAAAAATTTCACCAATCAATGATTTCTGGCCGCTTCGATACTTTTCGATGTCGTCAACCACCAGTCCTATTGCGATTCCAAGCGCGATGAACGGGGCAGCAGCAGCCAATACCGGCGCGATAAGAGCCCACATCGCCGCCGCAGCGGTAATCAGCGGCGGCACTAACAGCGTCCCTACTACGACGCCGATAGCGGTGAATGTAGCGATTGCAACGGCTTTATGTTCACGCAGCCACGTCACCATCAGGTCGAGTCGTTGTACGACCCACATGAATGCCGGCAGTAGGTCTTGTGCAATCTCGCGCTTGACGGCTGCGAACGTCATGCCGAGTTCCTTTTGCGCGATCGTGTATTTTATCGACGCGTCAGCCTGTTCCTGAGTGATCGCATGCAGTTCGCGCTCCTTCGCGATGAGTTCGTCGAACGATCGGCGACCCTGCGACAGCAGCATGATCGTGCCTTGATCCAAGCCAAGTTTCTGGCCGAGAAAGATTTGCTGCGTACGGCTCAGTTTTGCGAAGTTGTCCGCAATCGCGGACAGTGCCACAGTCGGGTCTTTCACGGCGTCGCGCATCGTTTGTGCTGACGCACCGAGCGACTGAAACGCCATCGTTACCGGCGTAACGCCCATCGTGCCAAAACGTGCAACTTCAACGAATTGGTCGCGAAGCTTACCAAGCGTTGCGGTAGCTCCTTCGACAGTTCCGCCCATTGCTACAACTGATGCTTGATACGCAGACATCGTTTGAACAGACATGTCCATCGCGCGTGCTTCGAGCGCTACGGCTGCGGTATGTGCCGCTGTATCGTTCACCAATGCTTTGATAGCACCAAGCGCAACGACGCCAGCGAGTGCACTCGCTGCATTCTTTGCCATGTTGACAAAATTTGCAGCGAGTTTATCCGCCGACAGATCGACATCATCAATCGCCTTTTTCAATTTCTTGGCGGACTTTTCACCTTCGTCGGTCCCCTTCTTAACGCCCGAAGTATCAGCTTCGAACACAAAGAAGAACGTATCAAGGATGTTCACGTTTTGGCACTCCGGTTAAACGCGCGAGCGTTGCGCGTTACGTTCTGCTTCTTCACGGGCAAGATATTCGTTCGCCCTGCGCACCATGATCACCTCGAACATGTTCATTGCATCTTCGAGCGTATACACGGTGCGCAGTTCGTTTAGGGACGCTCCGCCCCGTCCTTGTTCGCTTGTAAGACAGGCGACAAGTCCGTCAACGTTTTTTGAATCAAGTTGACGACTTGCACCCCCACGCGGTCGAGGATACCGGATAGCTTGCCGTTGGTGAAAAAAGAGAAGTTGTAATTCAACATCGCCCATTCGAGCCTGATCAAATCTTCGGTCGAACGAACGTGATTGTCGACAAGTTGACGCGTAGTCAACATTTGCGGCTCGTCGCGACCGTCAATGCGTACACCAACGTACGTCATGATTTTCAGCATCAACGCTTCATTGGTGCTGTAATCGCCAACCTTCGGTAACGCGCTCGTCGGATACTGCATGATGATTTCACGGCCAACCGTAGCCGGAAATTTATGCAGCACAAACGGCGTACCTTCTAAATCCTTCGGTTCTAACATGATGAGGGAATCTCCGGTTGTAATGAAAACGGCCGGCATATGCCGGCCGTTAATTATCGCATCAGTACGCGTCACAAGCCGATACGTGCGACAACGATGTCTTGAAATGCGAACTTGTATTGCTTGGATTTCATCCGACCGGCAGACGCAATACTGTTCGACGGTTGACCGCTCAGAAGCTTCCCGCCTGACAGAGTGACGGTTACACCGGACGGGTACTTTCCGATCAGCGTGATTTTGTCGCGTGCGGATTGTTTGTTCTTGCCGACACGGTTGGCATTCCAAAGCACCTGCATATTCGTATCGTCGTCGCTTTCCGGTACGAGCGAAATCGTCACCTGAAGCGGGACAGCCTTCGACCACGACAGCATGTCGCCGTTAAGTCCCATCGCGACCTCTGCAATGTTCACTTCCGGAAAGTCAAACGGGTCCGCGTCATCCGCGAACTGTTCAAGCGCCATGCCTGCCGGAAACGTATTGCTGGCCCGCAGCAGGACCGACAGACCAAACCCGCCAATTTCACCATTCATTTTTCGTTACTCCGAAGTAATGCCCGGCACGTGCCGGGCGTTGCGTGTTAGATCAGTTGGTGCGAGCCGACGATCTTCTTGATCACATCATCCTTGCGGTAGATGAGCGTGTAGTTGTAGGTGTACACCGTCACACTATTGACGACTGCGCTGCTGATGTACGAGCCGAGCCAGTAACCTTGCGTCTGCACCTGTTGCCACGCGGTGCTATCGTTGGTCTGGTTCGTGATGTAAATCTGCTGCGCCATCGTTAGTGACGAATTCGCACTGATCACCCCGTTACGCAATGCAGCTTGCACACCCGAAGCCTGATTGCCGTTCGTTGCTTCCTGACCGATGATTGCCGCGTCGAGTTGGTTCTGACCGCGCTTGTTAGCCGGAACTTGTCCAACCGACAATTGCAGGTTCATCAGTTCCGATGCGATTTCGTCCTTGAACCATTGTTCGTTGACGAATACGGTACTATCAATCGGCGACGTCGCGCTACCGCAGAGCACGCCAGTCTGATAGAAACTGAGCGACTGACCGGCCTTCTGCGTTTGCCCATAGTAGTTGACGCGCGCGGCGTCGAGCGAGTCAGACAGTGCATCGGTAGTAACAGACGGCGTGAATGCTTGACTCTGCTTGTACATGAAACCAACCGCACCGTTGATCGCATTGAAATTGATGGCAGCTTGAATCGATGCCGGCAGCATTTCAATGAACTGGCGCGGTTGACCGTTACCGGCGGTAATGCCGGGGTCTTCGTATTCCAGACCGACGCCAGCAATGCCAATAAGCGCCGCGCTCCACGTATTCCAATTCGTCGGTGACACGTACTGCCGATAGACGAACATCACGTTCAACGCTGCATTGGCTTGAGCAACGGCCGTTGCATCGGACAGCGTGATGCTCGATGCGTCGGTGTAGCAGAATGAACCGAAGTTGTCGTTCAATTCGACGACACGCGAGAAACCCGCGACGCGCGTTTCAAGCAGCGCCGCGTCATTGACGAGTGCCCCTTGCGATACGTACCAACCGAGCGCGGCCGCAACGTCGGTCGTCGGCGTTGCCCCGGTCGGCGTGAGCACTTTAAACGTCTCCGTCGCAGTAACCGTAGGCGATGCGCTGAAATCGAACGCTTGCTCCGTCGCATTCCACGTCACGGTTGCATTCGCAAGTTCGCCATTGGGCGCTTGCGATGCTTCTGCAACAAGTGCAGTTTGAACCGCTGTTGCGACTGCCGCCAACGTTGCAGCCGACGACAGATTGATGCCGGTGACATTAACGACGGTCGAGCCGAATTGCAGCGACAATTCACCGGCACTGATCGCGTTCAACTTTTGCAGCGAAGCGATTGCGGCTTCACCATAGATCGTTGCCGGCTGATTCGCGGCAACGAACCGAGCGAACTGAATTGCGGTCGGTGCAGTGCCGAGCGGCGATTGGTAAAGAAAATACGCCAACGCCCGCGCGTATTCCTCCGACGTGGTTCCGAAGAACTCGCCAACATCGTCAGGCGATGCGAACTGCAACACCGCGCTCGGACCGACAAGCGGATTGGTCGTGAATACGCGCGCGCACCACTGACGTTGTGCGACTTGCGCTGCTGCACCAACAACGCTGTTGATGTCGATATATTTCGTAAAGCGAATGGACATTTCGTCATTCTCCGGTTAAACGCTTTTCACGTTCGGGTTGAACTTCGTAATAACGCC